GTGTCAAGTATATTAGCTTCAGGATGTGCAAAGTCAACAGTAAATAAATATTTACCGTGATGCCATTTTTTATCTTTTCCGATATATTTTCCTGCTTGTGATTCTAAAATGTCCCAACAATGAACAGAAGGATAATAACTAAAAGAATTCCAGAGCTGAAGTTCATCAAGTCTTCTTTGTGGTACGTCGGTAATTTTAAATCCTCTTTGAATAAACGCGCTAATTGGGAGGCGATAAAAGACTGCGCCGTTTTCCATAATAGCATGAAATAATAAAGCGCGACCTGTAATAGAGCTAAGACCAAAGATAATACAGTCTTCAACTTCTCCATGATGTTTTCTAAGATCATATAAATATTCTCTTCTTATCTGTGCATACTCCACAGGTATATTTGCATTTAAATAAGCCATATTTTATCCTCATTTAATTGTACCCCAATTTGGTCCTGATTCATAGTCCACTTTGTTAGGTACTTCTAGTTCAACTGCAGACTCCATAATTTGTTTTATCTTATCTGCATTATTACTAACTGATATATCAAGTTCATCATGCACTTGTATATGTGGTGTGATGCCTTCTTTATGTAATTCTATCATAGCTTTTTTTGTCATATCAGCTGCGGATCCTTGTATTAATCTATTCAAAGCTTTGTATGTGTATGCTCTTCTGATCCCTGGTCCGTGTTCCATGAGCGCTTGATCGTGAGGCAATGGTTTATGTATACCAAATTGATTTGGTTCCCATAAATGAAATCTACACAACCTACCAAGTAAAGTTCTAATTTTACCAGACTCTTGTGCTCTTTCCATAACACTATCCATTAGTTGTTTTACAAAAGGAACTTTTTTATGATATGTTCTAAACAAAATTTCTGCCTCAGATTTATCTACACCTAGTTCAGCTTGTAATTTGTTTTTACCCATACCATAAAACAAACCAAGGTTAATTGTCTTAGCTTGTGATCTAGGTATTCCTGCCATCTCAGCTACAATATTGTGAAAGTCTACGTCTTCATCTTTATAAGAATCTTGAACATCGTACACGCTTGGATATTCATCTAACGCAGCAAAGTGTACAACTAATCTAGGTTCTTGTTGTGAATAGTCAAAGCAACCCCACTTACAATTTTCTTCTGGTATAAATAAAGATCTAATCTTTGGTCCAAGTTCCTTGTTCCGTGCTGGTATCTGCTGTAGGTTTGGATTGTTGTAACTGAATCTACCAGTCACAGTTCCACCCCGATCTGATCTTAACTGATTTATCTCTGCGTGTATTCTTCCTTTATGACTGTGTTTTAAAATAGTATCAATAAAAGTTGTGTGTGCTTTATTTATTTCTCTTGCACGAGCAATATCTTGAACTAATTCGTTAGGATGATTTTGTAAAAAATTTTTAGTAAAAGATGGTGCTGATGTCTTTTCAGTTTTATCATAAGGTATATCTTCATGTACAAAAACTTTTTCAATTGATCTTGCGGCCCATATTTGCACATCAATACCAGTTTTTTTCCAAACTTTTTCCAAACATTTTTTCTCCTCTGCAACCAATTCTTTTTTTAATTTGTGTGCAGCATCTAAATCTACACGAACCCCCAAGAATCTCATATCTACAAGGCAAGGAAATAGTTCACTTTCTAGTTTAAATATATCTTCTATATCTTGGGATAATATTTCTTTTTTCATTTCTTGCCATAACTCCAGGGTCATCTCAGCATCTCTCTCAGCATACTCACCTACATACATAGCAGGTAATTTATACATCTCAGACTTAGCATCTATACCCCACTCACTAGCTGTTTGGGCTAATACAGCCTCATTTTTGCCCTTTCCAAGGTAATCTCGACCCATAGAGCCTAAATCGTAACGAAAGCGATTCTCGTCCACGAGAGAGCCAGCAATCATGGTATCTACAATCTCACCTGCTATTTTTAGCCCTGCGGCTCTAATAAAGCATACATCATACATGGCATTGTGAAATATCTTCCTAGCCGGTGTATTAAGAACACTTTTAAAATATTCCATAACTTTTTTCTTATCCATGTTACCACCACCTTCGTGTGCAATAGGATAATATGCGGACCAATTAGACACAGCTAACGCAATACCTACTATCTCTGCTTTACCTGTAACAGATCCAGATCCCATGGTTTTGAGATCAGGGTCTTTTGTTTCTAAGTCAATTGCTATTTCTTCATAGCCAGACAAATCTTTAAACTCCTCAGGTGGCAACCATTCCACTTGAGGTGAAAACATAGGTTTTTTTATCATTTTTTATCTTTCAATTTCTTAATTTCCAAATCACAGTAGTGCTTTATCTTCTCTAAATCTTCTACCTTATTTTTAAATAAATATCTACATACGTATTTCACAACGTTTCCTTGAAAAAACGAAAGATTATTTTTAGAAATAAACTCGTAAGGTTGAATCACAAAATTTTTATAGTGACTCCCGCCTACCTGACGTTCTTGTGGAAATGCATCATCAAATATATTCTTGTTTGTCATACTTCATAACCTCCTTTCGACTCTGGGTATATTACATGTAATGTTTTTTTACTTCTTGTTGATCCAACATACATCAAACGATGTGTGTCATCTGGATTTGTTTCATACGCCTCTTGAGCTGTCTTTGTAAGAGACAATGGTAATACAACATTATCTGACTCGTTTCCTTTTACACCATGTATTGTTGCTAATTTTATTCTTGCACCATTTTTTAAATCTTCTCCACGTTTTAAAAGATCAGTTATCTTTTCTGTATCAGCTTGGCCCATTCTTGTAAAAGCACCTTGCCAAGAGTCCTCTGTGTTTAAACCATATTTTTGTTTTAAATCTGACAATGAATACATTTTATCTTTTACAAGTGCTTTAAACATTTTGTTATCCCACTGCTCTTTTAACATTTTTTTCTTAATATTATGACACTCGTCGTAAGTTAGTGCTTCTCCTTTTTTTAATTTGTTTTCATACAGATCAATTGCTTCGTATTTATCTTTTATGGGATTATCTTTTTTAGCTCTTTCATGATAAATATTATTTTCTTTTAAATAATTTTCGTATGCATCTAGTTTCCATCTGTCTGCTCCAAGTATCAACCATTCTCCTTGTGATAAATCTATATCCTCTATTCCAAAATGAGCACGAACTAAACCCTCTTCGCTAGTTGGAGTCCATTGTTTTTCAACTCTTCTTCCATTAGGTATTCTATTTATTATTTTATTTGCAAAATTAAAAATTTTTTTTGGTATTCTATAAGATTTGTCCAACACTGTTCTATTGCCTTTTAAATTTAAGAAACAAGTTACGCTTGCACCACGCCATTTGTATATACATTGATCATCATCTCCTGCCACAAAAAGAATCTCACAATTATCTTTTATCTTTTCAACAACCTTCCATTGCATTGCAGATAAGTCTTGTGCCTCATCTATAAAAGCTACTTTTAATTTTGGACAAACGTTTGATTTTGCAAATTCATTTACCATATCTGTAAAGTCAACCATTCCTGGTCTATCTCTTTTAAAATTTTTTATTTCTCTATCTACTCTCATTAAAGTTGTTTTATCTAAATCATCTTTATGCTCTCCTAAATTATACTGCTCCACAGGTGTCAAACCTTTTGCTCTAGCTAATTCAATCAAACTTAGATACGGACTGTCAGATGAAAACATACCACCATTATCATCATCCCATGTTGCATATGTCATCTCAATACCACATGCTTTACCTATCTCTTTATAGTTCTCATTACTCATAACTTTTTCTGTAGTGTAATTTAATTGCTTAAAACCTAAAGAGTGTAAAGTTCTAAAGTATTTTAATTCTTTTTGTTGATAACCAAAGTTATCATACATTCTTTTATGAGCTTCTCTTGTAGCGTTTTTAGAAAAAGTAAAAAACCCTATCCTATCTATTTGCACACCATCTTTAATACACTTATCTACCTCTTCTAATAGAGTAAAAGTTTTTCCTGTTCCAGGTGGTCCAAAAATTATATTTATCATTAGTAGTTATGTTTCTTTTCGTAATTTTTTGATTTATAGTTGTCTTCTTTCTTATCAAACTGAGGCACTACAAAAACAGATATCTTTGCTTTTGTAACTCTTTTGGTAGCACAACTCAAATTATCTCGTAACATTTGAGATGTTCTTTGATACGGGACTTTCCAATGATTTCTTAATAAAAATTTATTATAAAAATTGTCAAACACAAAGTAATGAAAGCCCTCTTCAGTAAATGTACCACCAGTTTTTATTTCATCTATCTTATCTTTTTGTATTCTGTTTAAACAATAATCTTCTAAATAATTTCTTAATAAATCTTTAGTGCTTGTGCCTTCAGCAGGTTCGGTTATCTCAGCATTCGCTAGTAATACATTTGTAAGTTTTTTCCAATCAACTGTTTTTAATGTTGGTGGATTTAATCTTAATTGTTTGACACATTCTTCTTGAAATAAACTTTGATTAGTTAAATGCTTTGCAGAATCTAAATACAATCTGTCTCCATCTACATTCATATAATAATATGGTTCTTCTAAAGCTACAACTTGCAGGTCTGTTAAATTAGGAAACACTGCCTCTTGGCCGATACCAAATTTTCTAGACTTACATAATTTTTTATCACATAGACTACACATTGGTTGGTCGTTACATTTATAACCCCAGTCTTTTTTATCATGTTGTTTAGTAATTATATTAACTTCCGTATCAGACAAAGGTTTATCCATAGCAGTATCGTTGAATATCATGACCTTTGTTTTCCAATTTTCTGGCCATTTAGATTTCGCATATACACCATAATGAAATAATGCATTGTTACGACCGCCCTCGCTAATTTTATTTTGTGCCATAAGTTCTATACATGGAGGTCCATCAGAGTACGGTGTCTCTGGTCTTTTTATTTGTAATTCTTTTAATTGTTGTAATGTAACTTTTTTAATATCATACAGCTCAACAAAATCTTTTAGATTAACAGCTTCACCAAAACTATTAAAGGCATATCTTGTTGTATCGTCACCATTAAAGTATGGTAAATTTAAAAAATTTCCTGTATCATCTTTTGATTTTAATTCTCTCTGTTTTGGAAAAACTTCTGATCCACCATAACCTAATACAGATCTTATCTCGTTTAATCTATCTTGCATTAATCCTGCTGATACATATTCAGAGGTAAATAAAAATACATGTGCACCACCAGATTTTGATCTGCACAATACCAGTGGCAACTGTAAAGAAATTATTTTATTAACTAATTTTTTGTGATCAAATCCTGCATAAGAATCAATATCAATACATCCCCATCTACATTCATTGTTATCATTAATAGGTATTACACCTAAACTTTCTGTGCCCTGTAAATGTTTTCTCCACAGTTCATCTGTTATAAATTCTCTCTTAACAAAAGATTTACCTTTTATCTTTACGCCTTCACCGTTTGATTCTTCAACTTTGGTGACACCATGGGCTCTATCCAAACCATAAAATATTTCTTTAAAACTTTCTAACATACATAACAAGTGGGCGACTTCAGTCTCCCTTCACCGCCCACTACCTAGGATACGGTTAATAGTTGCTAGATGTCTTTGTTTGTTCTTGGACTTCTGGTTTAGCTTGCACCTCACCTTTACCAACACTAACAGCAAAGTTTTTAGCCATGTCGTAAATATTTTTATCTTCAACAGGACCTATCTTTGCTACATCCCAACCAAACCATGTTCCTTTGTCGTTAGACATCTGAACGGTTGATAGTTTGTAAATGTGGCTATATGTTGGCGGGGTAAACAAACCATTTTTACCCTGCATTTTTATACCCATCATCATTGAGTTCCATTTTCTACTAACTTTTAATTGAGTAGATTTCATAGACATCAATGCAGTTTCTGGATTATCACCAACAATTAACACAAAATGATTCGCAGTGTTATCTAGATAATTACCATTTGGTAATCTATCCTTATAGTCTTTACCTCTAGTGGTCTGACTAATGATATCACTATCTGCCTCATGAATTGCAACAGGTGCACCACTACTAGTGCCTCTGTCTTGCCATTCTATGTATTGTCTCTTGTAATGACATGGCACTACGTTAATAGTGTCATACAATTGATTGGTGACGGTGTTTATTATTTTGCCTGGCTCTGCGCCCTCGACATACTTACCATCACGTTTATTAACTTCCGGTGATAGTTGGCCCAAAATTTTTAAGAAAGGCAACGCAAGATCTTCTTGCGATATATTTTGAGCGCCTTGTTGTGCATCAGCTTCAAATAAATT